CACCCAAGGACTTTTCCAATGGTGTCTCTCCTGAAGCAGTCGATAGCAGATCCCGGGCTACAATTAATGACCTCAATTCCAATCTCCTCGATCAGTGGCGCGGCCTTCCTGAAGTACTCTAAGTTCGCAGCATAATTCGTGTTCTTGTCCATCATACCCTCGTGATCAGGGTGCCAGTGTTTCTTCCCGACGTGGCCGCAGTCGTAGCCGATCAGGATAATCCTGGCCGCCCCGCGCAACGCCGCGATGTTCAGTTGCTGGAATCCTGAGTTGCCGCCAGTGTGAATCTTTGCAGGGTCGGTCGAGAACCCGTATTCGATATTCCCGTCTTTCGTTTTCGGTGTCCACCACAGCCCGTACTTCTCGCACGACAACCGGTCTTGCGATAGCAACTCGTCAATGTGGGTTTTGCGGATGGCGTCGATGTGGGCGTCCCAGTATTCCGGGTCGCAGCAGTAGAGGGCGTCTATCCATGGGGCGATCTGGTAGGCGTTGTTGCAGCCCATGACCTTCGTCTCGCCGTCCATCCATGCGAACTTCGCCTCGAAGACTTGGCCTCTGGTCAGACTGGCCCCGCCGGCAATGAGGACGACCGTCCAGCCCTCCCAATCCCTCGGCAGAGGAATTGTTTTGATCTTCCGTTCCTGCGACGGGCGATGTCGCTTTTTCGTCGCGGCATCTGGCATCGTCGGGTGAACTACGTCTTGCGCGTCTCGCGAGTCGTCACTCTTTTTTTTGCTTTCTTCTTCGCCTTGCCGAATTTCTCGGCCTTGCCTTCGGCGATCAACTTCTTCGCGACTTTACTGTCAGGCCGCCAGACCCCGCCCTTACCGGCGACGCCGGGGATGTCAACTAATGCTCGAACTCTGGTCAGGGCCATTTGATTGCTCCATAAAAAGGGGGCCAGAACGGCCCCCTTATATCATCTCGCGTGGAGATTAGGTACCCATCGTCATTACGCGGAAGGCTGCACCGCCCGCATCGATGAGATCGCCGTCAGTTCGCATGAAAGCGAAATACGCATTTTGTCGCTTCTCAGCGTAGCGTTCGACCAACGTCACAAGCGAGAACCCGCGCACATCGCGAATCTTATACTTGCTCAGATCGCCGAAGCCGATGATGTCTTCGCCACCATCCGGTGATGCGTCCGCAATCTGCGGGCAGGCATTGTCGAGAACGTACCCGTAACCCGACACGGTTGCCGGTACGATGTCCGCGACTTGCGGTTGCCACAACGGTCGGCCTTCGCCGTCCTTCAACTGACGAATCAACTTCAGCGAGAGGTCATGCATGATGTACTTCGCAGCGCCCCGATAAGCCAGATCGATGGAATGCTCCAGATCGAGCAATTTATCGTGCGTGACGGAAGCAGGCAACGCCGAGACGGTCGTGACGCCGGTAACCGCTGCCGTAAACAGGCCGCGCGGTTGGCCGGTGCCAGTGCCGAGGATGTAGTGCCGATTGGTGATCCGCCCGAGGCGAGTACCCAGCCAGCCAGCCAGCATCCCGACGATACCGATGTTGTCATCCTGCAGGAGTTCCCACGACATCTTCACCATGCGAGAGGTGTAGGTGTAGGACTGCAACGTGACGTTCGCGAACACCAGATCAACATCCGAATCAGCCGCCTCTTCAGCGATGATCGCGCCTTCGTTGCCGGTGTCATCCAGAGTCGGCCACGGCAAGTCTGCCCCGGTCGTTGTCTTGATCACCTCGGCGCCACCGCCGCGCAGGCCACCATGGGCCAGCAATGCAACTTCGAGCCGGTTCGAGAAATCCTCGGCGACCAGGAAGCCACCCTCGGTAGTCGTCCCGACCGTCTGGCCGCGATATTCTCGGCTGCGTTGATCCATGAAAGCCAAGTCATCTTGCGATGACATCATCCCATGGCGCTGCCGCAGGTAGCCCTCGAACACCCGGTTGTGCCGCTTCGTTAAGGCACCCTCATCGCGTGAACGATTTTCATCGTCCTCGTCGCCGGCACCCGTTAAGTTCGGTACGGTGATCTCGCCGCCGCGTTCCTCGAACAGGCGCTCCGCTTCACCCTCGATCTGCTCGACCAAGCGCTCGACGCGGGTGTACTCGGATTCGATGTTCCGCCATTCGGTATCTTCGTCGGCGGTTGTGCCACGATCTTCGTCCACTGCCTTCGCAGTAATCGCGGCCATCTTCGCGCCGAGTTCGTTGAGCAACTCATTTGCTCGTTTGAGTTTCGGATCCATTAGAAAATTCCTTTTCAGTCTTCGTTACGCGCCGTCGTCAGCAATCGCTTCGGTAGGTCGCCCCGCTCTTTCAGCAATCAATCGATTACCGGCAAGCACCTTTGGTTCGGTTGAGGAAGTGACGGTGGGCAAACTTCGTCGCCCAACGCTTCACGTTCGAGACGGCCACCTTATTGGCTGCGTCCGTCCTGTCCTGTTGCCATGACCGGAATTCCCGGCTGGCGAGTTCTGAGTCTGTCGCTTTGTACGCGCCGAAATTGACCGGCGATACGTCGAACAGTTCTCGAATTTCGTGGATCGTGCGGACGATGCGGCCCTCTTCGTCTTCGTCCCAACTGTCGGTTTCGACAATGAACCCGAATGACGATTCGTCAATGTCGCCGCGCTCGAGCGAGACAACGAGGTCGCGGCCCAACTGGATGTCCGGCACATCGAACTCGTAAGTGAGGCCGCGCTTATCAGTGCCGATCTCCAGCGTTCCCGACTTCGTTCGCGCCAGAGGCAGATTGTCAGTGTCGTGATTGAACAACGCACGGACGTCGTCGTCCATGACACCGTCGAATGCTCCGGGCTTTATGATCTCTCGGAACCCGCCCAGGTTTTCGCTCAGTGAGTCGAAGACTGCGGCGTGGCCGCGAACCGTAGCACCGAATGACCCGTCATCAGACGAGCGGCGCTCAACCCGAATCTCGGATTTGAAACTGCGTACTTCACGTTTGTCCATCGACCAACTCCAAAATCAATCCGCTGAGTCCTTCCTGCCAGCGATCAAGGGTGTCTTCTATCACGGGATCGGATGCCAAGTCACGCCATGCGCGTTCGCCAATAGCGTGGGCAGTCTCTTTCCCGACTCCAAAAGTGCGTTGCAGATGCTCGTGCCAGTCACCTTGCAGCCAGTGCAGTGCGTCGTCCGAGAACTGCTCCGTCGTGTCCTTCTTCTCGAACAGCTTGCGAATTTTACCGAGGGCGCGCGTTGCTTCGCGATCGGCCCCGCGGCGTTTCTTTTCTTCGTCGTCGTCGTCTTCGTCTACCGGGTCTGCCGGCGCAGGCACAGACGTATCGCGAAGATCGTCAGCGCCCTCGATCTTGTTGCGGCCCCAATCGGCCCTCACCTCATTCGGCGTGACGATGCCGGCTTCCACGAACCCGCGGTCGATCTCGTACTGCTCTTTCGGATCGCCGCGCATGAACACCGTCGTGTCGAACTGGGCCGAGTACGTCTGCTTCTCAACCTCTGTCAGCAGGTTCATGTAGATCTGCTGCTCGTACCGAGTCAGCCACGGGCGCAGGACGTGCTTCGTGTAGTAGCGCACCAACTCCTTCGCGTTGCCCCACGTCGCCCGATTCATCCGGTTCAGGAATATCTCAGGGATGCGCAGGATCGCGGCGACGTCCGCCGTCGTCATGCCCTTCGTTTCGATGAACTGCGCGTCATCCGGGTTGACCGAGATCTGTTTGTACTCCATCCCGTTTTCAAGCACAGCCGTGCGGAATTCGTTCTCGGCCCCGCCGTAGACGATCTCCCATTCCTTGCGCAACTTGTCAGGGTCGGTGACCGTCTGCGGCGTCGCGAGGACGCCCTTCAACTGTCCGCCCTTGGCGAAAAACCGGTGAGAGAACTTCTGCATTGCGATCGAGTAACCGAGTTCTTCGCGATGCTGCGCAATCGGCGAGATCGGCGTGATGCCGTCGTAGGTGAACCAGCGCAGGAACAATACTTTGTTAAACGGCAAAATCGCGCGGGTGCCGTCGTCCATCACGGTGACGATCCGCAATTTGCCGTCTTTGCGCTCCGGCCACGTCCGGTCTGGCATCAACGGTATCAGTCCGCGAATCTCATTCGACCGTCGCGGTTTATCGATGAACGAATAGGCCGCGCCCCAGCCACCGAGGTGATACTGAGTTATCTGCTTCCACTCGAAGGCAGTGTGCAGATCGTTGGCCTGAAAATGGAGAATCCGGTGCAGCGGATGATCGGTCGCGAGTTCCTTGTCGCCACTCGAGTTGACGCGGAACAGGTTCAGCGGGAGCGACGCTACGTCCTCGGCCAGGATTCGGATACACTTGCCGATCGCCGTCTGGCCGATCGCTTTGTTCGCAGTAATGTTCTCGCCGGCAACTGTGGTGCCGCCGCCCCATAAA